TGGACGTCAGGGCTTGCGGCCAGCGCTCCATGAACCCGCGCCACACGGAGTAGGCGCGGCCCTGCCAGGTGGCGGCCTTCCGCAGCGGCGTGAACACGTCCGGCCCCGTGGAGAACACCGGGTTGGAGTTGACGACCGCGCCCGCAGGGCTGGTCAGATAGCAGGCGTCCCACCAGAACAGGGCCGAGGAGGGAGGGGTGCCGTTGACGTGCAGCGCCAGTGCCGCGAAAGCGGCTCCGACGGGGGGCGCGCCCGCGGTGACCGACGGGTACGCCCACTGGCCAGCCGTCAGGACGGCCGTCGCCCCCGAGGTCGCCGAGATGAACGCGTGCGCGTTGTCGTACCAGCTCAGCTGGCATGAGACGCCCGTTGCCCAGCCGGCGGGGCACAGCACCGCGGCCTGCCCGGACCACCCGGCGACGCTCGCGGGCACCGGGTACTGGCCGCTGATCGCGTCCGGCGTCGCCGTGACCCCGTCCGGGGCCATCAGCATGCTCGCCGGGCCGGTCCACGCATGCGCCCGGGACAAGGCGATCGTGGCGCCGCCGCGGGCCGTCCAGCCGGACAGGCCGAGGTAATAGGGGGATGACGTGTTCCCGGGGGTCAGCGCCCCGTCGTTGCCGGCCAGGGTGAGGGTGATGCTGGACGCCTGCACGGAGTCAAGCTCGTACTGCCGGCCGCGCTGCCCGGACAGCCCCCGGTCCCGGGCGGTGATGTCAGTCCACTGCAGCTGGTCCCACGGGGTGGCGATCCCCGCGCCGAACGCCGCCTGGGTGACCACGGCGGGCCAGCCCTGCGACGGGCCCGCAGGGGCGGGCTGGGCCGCGGCGACCGCGACGGTGACGGCGGCCATGTCCGCCGACGACGACAGCGCCCACGATGCGGTGACCGCCCCGCTGGTGGCCTGCCACGCGGCCGAGAGCATCACCCCGGGAGGTGACACCTGGAATGCCTGCTGCATGGCGGACAGGAGCGCCACCCGGTAGTCCCACGGGTACTGCACCGGCGCCGTCAGGTCGTTGGTGGCCGGGATGACGCCGATCTGCGGGTCGTCGAGGTAGTGGACCTCGCCCGCGCCGGCCGGGCTGAGGACCTGGACCTGAAGGACGGCGTACGCGGCGGTGGCGGGGGCGGTCGCGGAGAAACTGGCCAGCGTCCACCCGCTGCTGCCGTCGGTGAAGGTGCCGCTGGAGGAGGTTGAGATGGCAGCCCCGCCGGCAGTGAACCACGCGACCTGCACCTGGCATGACCTGACGGCGGTGCCCGCCCTGAACCAGCCGGAGGCGCCGACGAGGCTGGTGCTGGCGACGACCGGCAGCCCGTTCGCGGTGACGCTCCCGGCGCTGGTGGCGCAGTGCCCGGCCCGCATTGTGGACGTGCCGGACGCGGTGAGGGCCAGGCTGTCGCTGCCTGAATGGGCCTGCGCCGCCGACTGGGCGATCGTCGCGCCGCCTGCCGCGGTCCAGGTGGCGATGCCGCCCTCGAAGCCCCCGGCCTGCGATAGCGCGGTGCCGAGGAAGTTAACGGACCCGGTCGCGCCGCCGCGGGAGGAGAGGAACAGGACGTCACCGCATGGCCGCCCGGCCGTAAGCCGGGACGCGAACAGCGCCTGGAGCCACTGGAAGTACGTGGTGACCCCGGCCTGGCCCTGCGCCTGCGGCGGGGGGCTGACCCCGGCGTCGAAGCCGCCGCCGAACTCCCAGACGCCGAACGCCTTCCCGTCGCCGTCGGCGAGCGACTGGGCGGCCGTGACGACGGCCTGGGCGTTGCTGACCCCGCTGCCGCCCGGGCCGGCGTACGCGTCGACCCCCACCCCGTCGATCCACGCGCCGCCCGGGTACCACCCGTTCGCCGGGTCGGTCTCGGTGGCTCCCGTGTACACCGCGTACAGCGGGTAGTACTGCCTCACCGTCGGCCCGTAGTACTGGATCATGCTCACGTACTGCACGGCGGTCAGGCCGTTGAAGGACGGCTCGTGCCACAGGGTGACGCTCACCAGCGCCCCCGCGGCCTTCAGAGTGGCCAGCAGCGCGGCGACCGACGCCAGGTCGGAGGGGCTCACCGGGCTGAAGGCGGGCTGGAGGGACAGGCAGACCCGCACCCCGGCCGCGACCATCGCCTGCAGGGTGACGTCGTAGGAGAAGTCGCCGGCGGCCTTGTACCAGCGCACCGCCGACAAGGGGATGCCGGCGATCTGCAGCCACGCCGCGTACGCCGCCGCCCAGGTCGCCACCCCGAGGTCGCCCTGGGACAGGTGCGCGCCGAGGAGCGGGGCGACCCCGGCCTCCGCCGCCGGCAGGGACGTCCACCCGGCCCCCGGGCCGGACAGGAAGGCGCCCGGGAGGTCGCTCCCCATTACCGCCAGGGCGAACGCCGGGACGGACGGGGCGGGGAGCGCCGACGGCAAGGTGGTCCCGGCGTTGACGTAGGCCGTGTCGATCGCCTGCACGCTCAGCCCCGGGCCGAGGCCCGGCACCTCCAGGATGGTGACCGCGTAACCCGGCGCCCACCCGGTCGGCGACACCCACACCGTGGACGCCGGGGCGGCGTCAGGCGCGGCCCAGATGGCGCACCGGACGTTCCCCGCCGCCGATGACGTGCCCACCGGCGCGCCGAGGGGCTGCCAGTAGTTGCCCGCGTCATCGCCTACCGCCATGGTCGACGGCGCGGGGGCACCTGACTGCCACGTGATGAGCGCGAACAGCCAGTTCCCGTCACCGTTGGCGACGCTGACCTGGATGTGCGCCCCGAACGGCTGGCTGAAGCCGAAGCCGGCCGGGACCGTGAACGTCCCCGACCACTGGTTCACCGGGGCGAAGGACACGCTCGCCCCCTAGTCAGCGGCCGGAGGGTAGCGCGAAGCCATTCGTCGGGTTCCGGTGATTTGTTTGCAACGACCAGGCCTGCAGCTCGTAGCCCAGCTCCTGCACCAGTTCCCTGTTGCTCCCGACGAACCCGTTGACGGTGAGGTGCGCGTTGACGGTCACCCCGCCGCCGACCCCCGCGGCAACGCCCCCGCCGTACGGCGCGTACGCCGCCCCGGACAGCGCCTTCGCCGCGCCGCCGACCCGCGGCGTGCCGTCCTCGATGCCGAGGGCGAACCCGAGCGCGACCATGCGCCCGTGCTCGGCGAACACCTGGGACGGGGAGCTGATTTTCAATTCCTTCTTCATCGTGTCGATGACCGCCTTGGCGAGGCGGGACATCATGTCCTCGATGGCCTTCTGCTGGGCCATCAGCCCCGAGAGGAACCCCTTGCCGGCCTGCTTCCCGGAGTCGTACATCGCGTCGGCCGCGGTCTGCCCGAGCGACGTGGACGCCTTCGCGATCTGCGACTCAGCGGAGTTGATGCTCTTGATGTCGGCCCATGACCCGGCGGCGAGCTCTGCGGCGACCATGCCGCCCTGCACCGGCCCCGCCTGGATGAGCTGGTCAATGTACGCCTTGTTCAGGCCCATCTTCGCGAGCTTGGCGATGTTCGACTTGAACGCGACGATCTGCGAGACATCCTGGCGGAGGCCCTTGGCGATGTCCCCGGCGGTGAACGGCGTCGACCCGGCGACGGACATCAGCCCGAACGCCTGCTCGGTGTTGGACGTGGTGGTGGCCGCGTACTTCTGCGCCGCCGCGATGGTCTTCGCGATGTTCGCCCGCTGGATGGCGAGGGCCTGGAGGCGGGTGTTGTCGGAGTCCAGGAACCGGGTCAGCGCCGAGCCTTGCCGCTCCGTGATCAGCCCGGCGTCCATCTCCTGCTTGACCGCGGTCATCATCCTGGCGATGGTGCCCCTGACCTGGGAGGCGGTGCCCTCAAGCCCGGCAAGGAGGTTGGTCTTGAACAGCAGCGCCACGTTCTGCGAGGCCCTCTTCGCCGCGTCGAGCGCCGACTTGCTGCCGTAGGAGATGCCGTCGGCGAGGCCCTGCGCGGTCTGGACGCCCAGCTCGTAGGTCTTCTTCGACGGGGAGAAGATGCCCAGGACCGACTTGATGCCGGAGATGATCCCGCCGCCGAGGGACGACACGACCCCGCCGACCGCGCCGAACATGGACTTAATGCCGTTGATCAGGCCTTGCACGATGTTGCGGCCGAGGTCGCCGAAAAGGCGGATTATCCCGCTTCCCCACGCCTTCGCGATATTCACTATCCCGTTGACGGCATCGTGGAAAAGCTTCTTGCAGTCAGCCCACGCCTTTGACCAGTGGCCGGTCACGATATCGAGGAAAATGGAGATTATGTCCATGATGACGTGGACGGCGGCCATTACCGAGGCCTTTATGACGTTCCAGGCGAGGAGGAACTCGTCCCGGACCAGGCCCCACGTGACCCGCCACACGTCCAGCAGGATCGCCAGGCCGAACTTGACCTCGGCGGAGATGACGCCCCACTCGGCGGTGAAGATGGCCCTGATGACGCCCCAGACGCCCCGCCAGACCTGCTCGACCTCGGCGCCGTTGGCCGCCCACCACTGGCGGAAGTAGGCGATTGCCCGCTCGATGTCCTTCAGCGGGCCGTCCTCGAACCACTTGATCGCCTGCCCGGCCAGCAGCATCGCCGACCGCCACGTATTCGCGAAGAAGCGGCCGACGTCGGCGACGATGTCCCGCACCAGCTTGGAGTGGGTGTACAGCTCGTACAGCCCCGCCACCAGGGCGATGATCGCCATCACGGCGAGCATCACCGGGTTGGCGATGCTCACGGCCTCGAAGATGGCCTCGGCGGTCGCGACCACCTTGAACGCGACCGCCACCGCGAGCAATGCGCCGGCGAACGCGGCGAGCATCGGGTGCTGCTCCAGGTAGCCCGCGAACTTCGCGATCATCCCGACGACCTTCGTCGCGGCGGGCAATAGCAGCGTCCCGAAGCTGATGGCGAGGGCCTGCGCGCCGGCCTTCAGGTTGTTCCACTGCTGCTGCATCGTCTGGCTGCGGGCGGCCCAGTCGCCGGCGAAGGCGTCCGCGCCTTTCTGGACGTCCTTGAACTTCCCCTGGAACCGGTCGAACTCGCCGACCAGCACCCCGATCCCGGACCCTGCCTTCTTGCCGAACAGGTCGGTGATGACCTGGCCCTCGTCCTTCGCTGACACCCCGGCGGCGTGCATGCGGGTCACGAGGAGCTGGAGGGCCTGGTTGAGGCCGCCCTTCTTCATCGCGTCGGCGAACGAGCCCTCGTTCAGGCCGAGCATCTTCAGGGTGTCCCCGGCGGTCTTCATCGGCTGGACCAGGCCTTGCACGGCCATCCGCAGGTCAGTGCCGGCCTTCGCGCCCCGGATGTTGTTGTCTCCGAGGGTCGCCAGCGCCGCCGACACGTCCCGGAGGGTGACGCCGTACAGCTTGATGTTGGCCAGGACCCCAGTCCCGAACGCGTCGGCGAGGTCCTGCATGCGCATGTCGCCCGCGCCCACCGTGGCGTTCATGTAGCCCATGGCCTGCGTGTAGTTCTGGACGCCCTTCATCCCGCTGGCGATCGCCGCCCCGAGGGCGTTGGTTACGTCCTCCAGGTTCGCGTTGCCGACCTGCGCCCCCTCGGCGGCGACCTTGAGGGCGTTCATCATCTGGGCGCCGGTCGCGCCCGTGCTGGCCATGTTGGAGGCGACGTGGTACAGCGCCGTGGACAGGGACTCCGGTCCCTCGCCGACCTGGCTCGCGAGCTGGAGCACCTGCCCGGACAGGCCCTTGACGGCCGCCTGGGAGACCCCGGCCTGCGTGTGGAGCTGGGCCATGGACGCCTGGAACTTGGCGGCCTGCTCGACGCCGTACCCGCCGGCGATCGCGACGCCGAGGAACGCGGTCTTCATCGCGGAGCCGAACCCGGCGGCCTCAGCGGCGCCGGCCTTCGTCTTCCCGCTCGCGACTACCGCGGCATCCCCGGCGCCCTTCGCGGTGGTCGCGACCCGCTCGAACCCGGCGGCCTCCATGTCGGCCCCGACTGCGGCGACCCTCGCCGATGAGGCGTACTGGCCGTTGGACTCCCGCAGCCGCCCTTGGGCGTCGATCAGCAGCCCGGCCCGCTCAGCCGCCGCGGCGTACGCGGCGCCCTGGGCGTCCAGGCCGGCGCTGATGGCGCCGGTCTGGGCAGTCACCCCGTCCAGCGACGCGGCGAGCTGCTCGTCCCGGGCGATCATCTGGTCGATGCCCGCGAGGAACTCGCCTGCGGCAATCCCGAACGGCTGGACGGCTGCTGGAAGCATTTCACCGTCCCGGGTGGATGTATAATTGGCTAATGGGACGGATTACCTACGAGAAGGCCTGCCGGGAATGCGGCACCACCTTTACGGCGAAGCGGATCGACGCGCGATTCTGCGGCGGCACATGTCATCACGCGTTTTACCGGCGCGAGAACATCGAGAAAATCCGCGAAACGCGCAGGATTCGCGACCGGAACCGACGCGCGGCAATACGGGAAGCCGCGCGTACGCGCTGGGCGAAAGACAGCGAGCAACTTAAGGCCCAGCAGCGCAAGCGGTACGCCATGGACAGCGAGGACCCCGAGAGGCTCGCTGCCCGGCAGGCCAGGAAGCGGCTTGAATACCAGGACAACCGGGAGAAGATCCTTGCACGGTCACGAGACAGGCGTGCTGTCAACGGGGCGTACCGTAAGCTATCGGCTCACGGTGTTGACTGGGACACCCTGTATGCCGAGCTCTGGGAATCCCAGGGCGGCAAGTGCTATCTATGCGGAGACCCGCTAAGGAAGGACCTCCCCAAGGCGATCCACTTGGATCATGACCACTCATGTTGCCCACTGGGCAAATCCTGCGAGCGATGCCGTCGCGGGCTCGCCTGCAAGAACTGCAACTTGATGGTCGGCTTCGCCAAAGACGATCCCGACCGCCTGCGCCGGATGGCGATCGCTCTCGAAAATGCGAATGCCCTAGTCGTGCAGCGCATGCAGTCGCCTCGCCGGACGAGGCGGGGGACGTCCTGGGAACTGACGTGCCTAGTGTGCGGCAACGATTTCATGGCCTTCAGGTCGGACGCCATGTACTGCTCAGACCTATGCGCGAACTATGCATCCGAGGACCGGCGCGGACTCAAAGGCCCCCGGGCTGCCTTCCCGGTGCTGGCCCCGACCTGTGCCGAGTGCGGCGATGCGTTCACTTCAGAACGATCGAACGCCCTGTACTGCTCAAGGCCGTGCAGCCGGAAAGCGGAGCGCGCAAGGGCTGCGATGCGACGGCTGGCCGCCTAGAGGCCGAGGGCATCCCTGAAGGCCGCCTCGGTGACCCGCCGGGCGATGCCCGTTGACTCCAGCCGGCGGGCGGTCGGCTCAAGGAACGGCCTGCGCGGGATCACGACCTGCCGGCCGAACACCTGGCCCGTCCGCCGGTTCCGCAAGGGGTAGTTGCCGTGCGAGGTGATGGTGACCGGGCCGAACTCGTGGACGGAGGCGTAGATGACGACCGAGCCGACCAGGCACATGGCCGCGCCCGGCTCGGTGAGGCGCGGCGGGGTGCGGGTAACGGACCTGCGGAGCGTGCCCGAGACGAGGGACGGCGGCTGGCCCCGCTCGGCGGGGGTCTCGCTGCCCTCCCGGTGGGTCGTCTGGCTGAGTGTGACCTTGACGGCGGTCTCGGCGGCCTGCCCGAGCGCCCGGCACGCAGCCAGCGGCGCCTCAGTCGCCGCGGCCTGCCGCATCTCCCTCAGCCTGATGAGCACTTCGCGGGCTGCGTTGGGGCTGCTCACCGCTGGCCTCCCCCGCTCTGCCTGGACGCCCGCTCGGCCCTCTCCGCGATGCACCTGCGCTTGATGCTCAGGAGGTCCCACGCGAAGCGCTGCACGTAGGGGGGAGTCTCCTCCATGTCGCGCCACGACCAGGCGAGGTTCTCGCCGCCCATCAGCTCGAAGTCGCGGACCTCCGACGGGATCCACGACTGCCGCCAGGTGCCGTCATAGATCGACTCGGCGGGGGCTAGGACGCCCTCGAAGTACCATCCGCCAGGGCCGCTGGCGGCGACTGAGGGTTTACCTTGCCGACCTCTTCCATGATCCGGGTGAGGATCGCCTGGGGAAGCTTCCCGATCAGGGCCGGGGTGGCGGGGAGGCCGAGCCGGGGCGGCTCGGTGTCACCGGCGATGAGGTTGCCGTCGTCGTCGACCTGGAGCGGCGCGGTCGGGTCCCATACCCGCCAGCCGACGACGAGGCTCGCGAGCATCGCGTAGATGCGGTTCTCGTCGTCATCGCTGAGGATGTCCTCGGCCGGCTCCTGCCCCGCCTCGATCGCAGCCTTGGCCTGCTCGAACTTCTCCCGGTCGGCGTCGCTCCGGCCGCCCGCCATGGAGGTGAGCTGAGCGGCCGGCATGAGGCGCGGGTTGCGGATGACGACGTGGCAGCCGTCGCCGAGCTCGTCGAAGCGGAGGGTGATTACCGGGTTCTTGTATCCGGGAATGGAAGGAGCCTTTCTCAGTAGGCTGCAGTCTGGAAATTCTTGAGGACCACGGTGGTGATGCCGGTGTCGGTCGCGTTGGCGATGCCGGACACAGCCTGGGTCAGCTGGAGGTATGGCTGCCCCGAGTCGGCTTCGCCGGTCGTGTAGCCGCTCTTGCTCATCGTGATGGCGAGGGACTGGCCACCGGAGGTGGCCGGGTTGGTCACGGTGTGGGTGGTGACCCCCTGGAGGCCCTGCTTGAAGTTGTTCATGTCGGCGGCCGAGTCGTAGACGGCCTTGTACTGGCCGTCCAGCTCCAGGGCACCGGGGAAGATCTCGCGGGGAGCCTGGGTGCCGTCGCTGCTCTGGATGATCTCCACGGCCCGCTTGAACGTGAAGTCCATCGTCAGGCCCCGGGTGGACGCTGAGGGGTTGGCGACGGTCCAGGCCCAGCCGACGTTCGGCTGAACCAGCGAGGCCGCGTAGGCGAACGTCGACTGGGTGGCGGACGGGAAGCCGGTCCACTTCGGGCCGAGCGTCACGAAGCCCTTCGGGTCGATCTTGACGGCCAGCTCGGACATGACGCAGCCGGGGAAGCCGAGTTGCTCCTGCCCGTCGTCCAGCGTGAGGGAGTAGGTGGGCCATACCGTGGCGAAGCTGCGGTTCTGGGCGAAGGTGTGCGTGGACTGGGTGAGGACGGCCCCGCCCGCCGCGGTGTGCGCGAACCGGGTGCCGCTGGCCGGGGAGGTGACCGGGGCGGTCCACGGGCCGCCGCCGCTCACCGTGCCGACCTGCACCCATTCCAGGTTCGTGCCGCCGGAGTCCGAGATCTGGATGATGCTGTTGTTCGGCACGCTGGCGGTGAGGGACAGCGACGTGGCACCGAGGGTGGCGTTGGAGGAGAGGGTGGTGGAGATTCCCGCGCTGACCGTGTCCGGGCCGATGATGCCGCGGAAGAAGTGCCCGGCCAGGTCGGCGTAGAAGTTGGTCTCCATCTCCCACGTGGAGTGGGCGGGACCCTGGGAGATGCCCTGGAGCACGTCGTCGTTGGCGCGGATGGACTCATCGCGGAGCGGCTCGATGATGTCGATCCACTTGCCGGTGTTCCACGGCACGCTGATGCCGGGTACCTGGTAGGTGCCCGGGACGGTCTCCTTGACGAGGCCGACCTTGTCGAGCCGGGACAGGAAGGTCATCCGGCTGCCTCCTTGTCCTTAGCGGCGGGGCCGCGCTTGCCTGCCTTGGGGGTGCCGGCGGGCGGGGGGCCCTCCGGGCTGCCTGCCTCGCCGTCGTCGCCGTCGGCCGGCTCCGGTTCTGGCGCGTCAAGCCAGGTGCAGCCGGGGATCACGCCGTGAACCTCCGGGTCGTAGCCCTGGACCTCGAACTCGCCCGGGGGCAGCAGGCCGAACTCCTGGGAGGCCAGGACGGAGCCGGTTGGGTTGTGAAAGCGGGCCAATGCGGGCCTCCCGGGCGGCGGGGTACGGTGACGGGCATGAGGCGCAAGGCAAGGGCGGCCGGGGCTAGCCGGGACCTCGCGGAGATCGAGGCGGTCGCGTGGCGGTTCTTCATCAAGTCCGTGAGCGACCAGGGCATCTCGGCGGACGTGGGGTTCAGCCCGTCCGACCCGGAGGAGCCGGCGAGCCTCCGTGCGCTGCTAGTGGCCCGCGCCGGGGAGGAGATCGAGGCGCTCGCCGTAGCCGGGTGGCACCTTGACCGGGAACCTGAGATGGCGTTCACCCAGGTAGATGGCGGGATATGGCCGCTCGGGCTACGGGTCAGGTTCTCCGTTCACCGCGCGGGCTAGCCTTGCGGCCATGAGCGCTTACCCGGTGAAGATGAGCGTGCGAGTGGAGTTCAGCGACGGCAGCGTCCACGAGTACGAGGTGGGCGGCGCGCACCTGGCGGCCCCGAGCGAGAGCGCGGACGCTATGCGCTGGGTGCCGGCGGAGGCTGCGGGGCTAACGCCTCAGGCGTTGACCTCGTAGTCATCGGCCGGGTAGCTCACGTACGCGCGGAGCTCCTTCGCCCGGTCGATCGTGGCCTCGGGGTCCTCGAACTCGACATGCACGCCGGGGAGCCTCGGAACCTCGCCAGCGGACAGGAACGCCCCGCCGTGGGTCTTGTCGCCGATCTTGCCCCTGATGCGCTGCACCAGCAGGGCCACGGCGGCATCGAGGTTCCGCTGCTCGGCCTCAGCGAGGCCCGAGGCGGTCTGGCGGACCGGCCAGACGAGCTTGAGGCGGAACATGTAGGTGGGCCGGATCCGGATGCCTGCCACCCGCTCGTCATCGATCGACGTCCGGATGACGTAGATTCCGGGCTTCTGCGTGGCCGGGGTGCGGGGCCAGTAGGCCTGGACGATCTCCCACGGGCCGCCCTGCGGGGGCATCAGCCCGGGAAGGCCATCGGCGGGATCGAAGGCGGCCAGCCACGCCGTCTCGCGATCGACTGCCCCGGCGATCCCTTGCGCGGGCACGAGGGGGGTCGTCAACGTCCACCCCCGTGGGAAGCTTGGCGGGTGAGCGACACTGAGGCGCTGGACGATCTTCAGCACCTGTACAAGCTGTTCTACGACGACCTGAAGGTCTGCGGCTGCGGCAACCCTGAAGAGGTCTACGCCCTAGTCCGGGACCTGCTCGCGCTTGCCCCGTTCTACCAGCACCCGGCGGAGGTAGCCGAGCGGATCGGGGTCAGCGCTGAGGACTACGCGAGCGGCGGCCTCGGTGCGTACTACATGGTGCTGCACGCCCTGGACGCGGCTGACCTGATCGAGCACGGCGGCGGAATCGGCGGATCGTGGCTCACGCACAAGGGCACCCGCTACCTGGAGCTGATGAAGCGCCACGAGTGGGAAGACCTTGACGACACTGACGGCTACGGCTCTTCGGTCGGCTACCCGCACGACGGGAACGGCTGCCTGCCCGGCTGCCGTCACCACCACGACCCCGCGACCGTGAACATCGGCCGTGCCGACCTGGAGTGGGTCTATGACTACGCCCGGCTGTTCTCGGTTCACGAGGACAGCGACGCCGCTACCAACCCGTCGATGATCCGGGTGCGAGACCTGCTGGGGCTTAAGTGAGCGGGAAGTCAACGTGCCCGGCTTGCTCCGAGCACTCCACCCGGGTAGCCGATGCTTTCGGCGACGGACGGCCGTGCCCGAACTGCGGGCTGTCCTATGAGGCCGTGGCCGAGATCAGGGAAGTCCAGCGCAGCCGTGCCGACGAGGAGCTGAAGGCCAAGCTCACCGAGGAGATCAAGGTCCGGGGCCTCGCGGAGGCGAAGGTGCGCCGGCTTGAGCACCGGCTTCAGCAGGTCAGGGAAGCGATGGACGCGCCCGATCCGGACTGGCTCGGCGCATGACCGGCGGCAAGCCCGGCGGCGGCCCGTGGCTTGACCACCTGATCACGTGCCCGGAATGCCATCGGGCCTGCGATCACCGGAACACGATGGCCAGGAGGACATGGGCGCTGCTCTGCGAGGAAGGGCGCGCGATGCGCCCCGACCTGGAGGACACGGAACGGCCGGCCAAGGCGTGATCACCTTCGGAACGTACGTGACCCCGACGCGGTTCATCCCGTTCGACAGGCCGAAGCGTCCGCCCGGCGGGCCGCCTCCGCTGGTGTCGGCATCCTGGCTAGCGCTGGTGTCCTCGCTGGCTGCCCGGCACCGGGCCGACGCGGTGCGCCGTCAGTATTTCGAGAGGCTGGCCGCGGCGCGCCCGCTCGGCGCACGGGCAGGTGAGCCGAGAACATGACCGCCCGCCGCATGCACATCACCGGCTACATCGGAGACGAGCCAAGGGACCGGGTTTACCGCTTCCTCGACGCCGCCGCGCGCATCAGCTACTTCGATGACGTGCTCCCTGTTGTCCGCCGGGCGGACGGGGCGATCATCGCAGTCGCGTTCTACTCCCGGAGCGAGGACGAGCAGGCCGCATGGGGTGCCTGCGACAGGCTCTCGGGGATCCTGGGCCGCGACACCGAGTTCCTGGTGCCCTGGGGCGTAACGCGCCTCATTCCCGGGCGCGGCGGCGCGGTACCCGGGAAGGTCGTCCGGGGCGAGCTGACCGGCTAGCGCCGCGCGATCAGCGACAGGACCGGCCGCGCCCGGCGCATCCTGATCTTCCGCGTCCGCGCCTTAAGCACCTTCACCCGCTTGGCGTGCGCTACCGAGTGGGGCTTGAGTTTCCGCTTCCCGTGCGCCTTGAACACCGCGACATGATGCGCCTTGTGGGCCTTGAACGCCTTCCCCGCCCCGCGTCCCTTGTGCGCCCGGAACTGTGACGACACCGCCTTAGCCGCCTTGCGGGCCTTGGACGGCTTCCTGGCCTTCCGGGGCCTCGCCACCCGCCTGCGCCACGACACCGCTACTCCCTCATCCACGGGGCGAGCCACTCAAGGGCCGCCTCGTGGAGCTGGTCCGGGTTGTGGTCGGTCTCGGCCGGGTTCAATTCCCTGAGGGCGATCTCGGCGCAGATCCACTTATTTGCCCGCACGAGGCTCGCCGGGGTGCTCACCACGTAGCCGCCGCCGTAGGTGACCCGGATCAGCGAGCCGATCGGGATGAACAGGCCCAGCTGGAACCAGACGTGGCCCGAATCGGTCTCCGCCCCGGTGAACTGGGCCGATGAGAGGATCTCCGACCCGCCGTAAGACCGGATGATCGTGATCTGGACGTTCCGGTACGCCCACATCTCCTGGTAGCGGGGCGCGAACTCGTTCAGCCAGCAGTGCCGCACCAGCGTGGACGCCCCGAGCGCGTACGCATACGACCGGCCCAGCGTCCCCTGCAAGTCCATCGGCAGGTTCGCCGAGTCGGTGTACTCATCCGGGTCCATGCCCTCAGCGCGGTGCGTCTCGGTGACGCCGCTGAACGAGGCCAGCCTGCGGCCGGTCAGGTCCTCGCAGCGCCGCGTCCCCTCGATCAGCAGGTCCGTGAGGCCCTGGCCGTCGTAGCCGCGGAACAGGTCAGCCAGCGCCCCTGACTGGAGTTGCGCCGGAGAGCACAGGGGGACGGGAGAATCGGCCACCACGCCCCCTCTGGTCTCGCCTGGCTAGGCTGTCGCGCCCTTGGCGCGGGACCTCCGCGCGGGCTTCGCTGGCGGACCGGGCTTCTCGCCGCCGCCGCCGTCGTCGCCTTCCGGGGTCTCTGGCCCCAGTTCTCCGGCGGGGTCGCCCTCGTCGGGCTGCTCCTCATCGCCTTCGCCCGGCTCGCCGCCCGTGTCCCCGGGGTCGCCGTCATCCCCTGGCGGGCCTTCGCCTTCCGGGGCCTCAGGCTCCGGGTCCGGCTCCAGGCTGTAGCCCTCTTCCTCCGGCCGGCCCAGCAGCACCCGGGCCAGTTCCTCGGGGACGTCGGCCACCGGGTCATCTTCCGGCCACCAGTGAGGGCCGATGCCCGAGCCGCCCTTTTCCTTGCGGATCCGCACCACGGCGGCCTTCCCTTCTGCCGGCCGGGCGGAGCCCCCGCGGGGGGGGTTGC